CAGACCAGCATTATCGCGCCATGTCGAGCGGATCGTAATCAGGGCATTAAGGAGCGATGTTTCGTTCAGGTCAACGTCCGGGCTCGGCGCATTGCCAATCGTGCCATACGGCGGGTCGATAGGATGCGCGGTGCTGAACAGAGCCACGCCGTCGCCGCCAACCGAGGCATTGTAGGTCGATCCGGTGTTGAATACGTTAGCCGCGTAGATTTCCTCGGTCTCCTTGAACGACTCCATCAAACCATCGTTCGAGGGACCAAACTCTGCTTTGTACAGGTTGTCGTCGATGGCTTTGCGGGTAATCGCATAGCCAAGGCCGATTTCCAGATGCTCGGCGTTGTAGACATACCGCTGACCAGACGCATTATCGAAGGCTGTCGGCGCACCTTCCTGCTTCAACTGAGCAAGACCGAGGTAGCGCATCGCAGCCCGACGCTCTAGGGCCATGACCGAATCGGTCTGTCTAAAGACCTTCGGCCACTGCCGCTCGATCATCGGGTACTTGCCGGAAATACCCCACAAGCCAGGAAGCAGAAGATCGCGGATTTGACTTAATGCAACAGGCATCGGTTATCTCCTGAATGCCCTTCCCCCAAGTACGGTAGAACCTGCTCTACTCTCGTTGGATACGTTGGGGGCCTTCTATTCCTTAAGATGTCTGCGCCGTTACGCTAACAGTCTTGCGAGCCGCGTTGGCCTGCTGGACAACGACGATCTGCAAACCTTCCGCGCCGGTCGATGTCCCGTTCACGCCCGGAGGAGCATAATCGGAATACAGACCAACGATAACGAATGGGGAGTTACTTGAAAGAGCGGTGACCTGACTAGAAACAACGGTCATCACACTCTGGCCGCTAAGCGTGTTGCCTTGCGAAGAACCAGTAATGCTAAAGGGAACGCCCCAGCCGACAACAGTTGATCCAAGGACACCGTTGGACGAGCCTTGCGCGATATAAAGCTGCTCTGGATTGTTGCAGACGTAAGCCTTTACGTCGCCTGTAGCGCCAGAACCCGGCCAGAAGCTGTTCCAGGTCACGCGACCTACGTTTGAATTGTAGTATTCGCAACCCTGGAAGATACCGTAAACTTGGGTGGTGATCGCACCGGACGCGCCTGCCGTGGTGATGTAGCCCTGGGCAGCAGAACTTCTGACGACGACATCGCCAGTAAAAATCGGGGTGGTTTGGGCAGAGGAGACTAGCGCGGTTTCAAGGCCCGCTGTCGGGGCAGAACCTTCGCGCTGCTGGAATTGGCGGAAACCAAAAGGAGAAGAGGTGTTGGCCATATGATGGCTCCCATGTGACAGTGACCGCGATCATCGCAATCACAAATCAGGTGAACCATCAGCGTGACGGGGTAGGCTTAGGCCGCGTGGCCAGAATCCTATACAGGATTCTCAGTCTTCAGGAATCGGCAACCTCTCGTAAGATTTGCCTATCTTGTTCGTTTGTAATGCAGAACTGTGGCGAGCGTCAAGACTAATCGGAATATCCCCTCCACGCAACGCCTGTTCCTTAATAGATACCTGTTCCAGAGCCGCACGATACTCCTGCCGCTTGGCCTTGTCGGTGAATTCCTTCGGCCTTGCCATCAATACAAGACCCTCATTCATGATCTCTCCTGGAGCCCCTTTCGGCATAAACATGCCGTCAAAGACACCATCGAAATCTTCCTGATGAATCGGGGTCCAGCCTTTGCGCTCAAACTTGGAGCGGTGTTGGGACATGCTCTGCCCATAGACAGAATCTGTCACCCATTGAAGGGAAAAGCCGGAAGGAACTAGCGCGGGATCAATTCTCAACCGATCAGGAGAGTCTTCCGCTACCGCATCGAATGTCTCCCAATTCGGCTTGGCCTTCATCTTGAAGGTCTTGGGGGCCGGGGCAGGCTCTTCAGGCTTGGCTGTCAGAGCCTTACGGGGGCGGCCTGGGCCGCGTTTTACTGCCTCTTCCATTACTGACCTCCCGTATATTGACCGTTAGCCTTGGCTTCCATGAGCTTCAGTTTCTGTTTGGCGTACTCGGTTTCCGTTATTCCGGCGAGCGAAGCGGCTTCCTTTTCCATTGCCGTCAAGGTCACGGTGCCATTCTTCTGGCGAGTGCCACCAGAGGGGACCTCTCGGCTGACAGGTGCGCTCACGATATTTGTCCTCTGCTGCGGTTGCTCAATCTTGGGCTCTTCTTTTGGAGGATTCATATTGGCCTCGACATAATCAAGGAATGCCTGTGAATGAAGCTCAAGACCAGACTCATAGGCCCTATCATTCCAATACTTCAGGGCATTGAACTTGCGCTGGTCCGTGACGTAGTTCGGATGGGCCTTAAGATACCTAGTCGTTGATTCCGGAAGCTTCCAGCTATCGATGACCTGATCGACTGTAGGTTGCTGAGGCTCGACCTTTGGCTCGACCTTCGGAGCCACCCTCTCAGCCTTAACCCGAGACTCAAGCTCAAACTTGCCATCCTCCAGCTTGTCGATTCTGGCTTCCGACCGCGCCAAGCGGCGCTGGGCATCCGCGAGAGCTTTGAAATCACCGTTTGAGCCAGCGATTTCAACCTCTTGGGCAGCCCGCTCGGCTTCGGCTTGGGCTCCCGCCAAGGCGCTGGCTATGGAATCATACTGAGATTGGGTTGCCTCCTTCTGGTACTTGGCAACCTCAACATCTCGTTCCTGCGCCTTCTTAAGGGCATCCTGACGATCACGCTCGGCCTGATCGGCTCGGGTGCGCTGGATTTCCTCGGATTTCTTCAGTTCCTCCAGTTGCTTCTGGAGTGCAAGGGTAGGGTCTTCCGGTGAAGGCGGCTCTGGAGGCTCAGTAGGGGCTGCGGCTTCAACCGGAACCTCCGCCTTTACTTCCGGCTCTGGATCAGACTCGCCAAAAAGCTTAGGCTCTTGAGGAGCTACCTCCTCAATCTCTTCCTTCTGCTTCGGCGCGGGTCGGAGTCTCGGCATACCGCCTCCTATAACCAAACCATTGGGTCTTTGATCTTGAAAATAACGATATTGCTATCCTTGATTACACGGCACGGCATTTTGTTAAATTCAACCTGCCAGCCGTCGCCAACCTTAAAACAAACCCATTCCCCAACTTCAGCGTGCTGCTCGTAGAGCGACCCATCATCAGGATTTATGAATGCGTTCGGACCTAGTTTAAGAACTAGACCGACCTTGCCCTGCCAAACATCTTCTTCTTTGTTGGCATCCGGACGAATAATGCCACCCCTGGTCTTTTCCGGCCTCATAAAGATACCGACGAGGATTCTATCGGAACCGACTTCAAAGCCAGATGTATCACCTACGAAGTCCAGAATAGCCTTCCTAGGATCGGAAGCCGTGGTTATGGCCTCAATAGCCTTAAACGGCGTTACTACGCTCATTGCCCATGTCCTGTTCTACTTCGTCGCAAAGTTTGAGAGAATCCATTAACCCATTGATATATCCGACATTTTCCTTGTAAATCGAATAATCAATGCACTGGCCAGCAATAACGGAGGCGGTTCTAGTCTGAATCGCCTCCTCAACCTTCTTCTGTAGAAGCCCGTGAAACCTAGTGGCCATTACTTACTTTGGTGTCTGGCGTTCTTTCCGTAAGCCTTCACCTTATCTAATCTACCAACGCCGGTTTCAGAGCCACCTTTCATTTTCACTTTTCCACCACGGGCATACACCCGGCCCCCCTTTTTCATCATTCCTGGCGGCTTCATGCCCGGAGGGGGCATTCCTGGCGGCATACCCGGAGGACCACCTGGAGGTAAACCTGGGGGCAGGCCGGGGGGCAACCCAGGAGGTCCACCAGCAGGAGGTCCAGCAGGAGCGGCATCCTTATGAGGATTCACAACCGCAATGTTGATGTGGGTTCCGTGCTTACCCTTGGTCTTTCCGCCACGGGCGTACTTGTCCAAGCGTCCACCGGACTTCTTGCCCTCGGCCTTGGTCTCACCGGCCTCATGCTCCTTAATCATCTTGCCAAAGAGCTTGCGGTCGGCGGCTTCATCGGAATGAACCTTACCACCGCGCTTGTGGCCCTTTAGGATGTGACTAACGCGCTTATGCGATGCAACGTGTTCCCGGTGGGCATGATGACTATGTGCCACGGCTACTTCCTCTTCTTGGTGTGATCGAAGTGCGGATAGGGCTCACCATGGCCGTTAACCCAGCCGGTGGTTTCATTGTCGTAACCAGCGTCATGCCTGTCATTGATGGCCTGCGGCGTCTGCATAATGCGGCCTGTCTCATCCAGCTTGGGCTGGTCAATGAGCCCGACTAGTGCCTTCGTAGTACGACCGGGCACGGATTCATTCTGCCTAACGCCCTCGCCACCGTAGCGAGCCTTGGCAGTTTCCTTGCCCCATTTGTCGAGGAATGTATTATTGGCCATGACTATTCCTTTGCCTTTGGTCTTTTCACCTTAGCGAGTTGTTTAGCAGATTCCAACTTCTGAGCATGTAATTCCTTGGCGTGCTCCATGGACATCCGATGGGATTCTTCGGCACGGCGCATCTCGGCATCATGCCGTTCCTTCTCCATGTTTAGTTCCATGGCTGTCTTAATGAGGCCACCGCGCATTTCATGCTGCTGTTCTAGCTGATTGCCTTGGAGTTCATGCATTCTGGCAATGTGATCGTGCTGTAGCTCTTGTGCTTTTTGGGCTCGATCCATCTGCATCTGCTGCTGCGATTCAGCGGAATCTCGCTGGATATCGTGGGCGTGAATAAGTTCTTCCTGCTTGATACGCATTGCCTCAAGCTGGAGCTTCATCTGCTCAATGCGCTCGCGGGAAGCGCGGTCTTGCTGCTTATCCTGAATGGTTGCCTGAGCAGTCGCAGCCTTGATCTGCGCTTCCATCTGCTGAATCTGGGCTTGCTGCTGAGCCTGTTGCTGCTTGGCCTGAATAGCCTGCATTCTCGGGTCAGGCGGCGGAGCGGCTGGGGTGGGCCTGAATAGACCCTCGGGATCAATATCCACAATCCGCATGATCCGCATATCGACGGCTTGAGGGTCGTAGAGGTCCGGACTCGCCTGTTGCAGCGTCTTGATCGCCATCGCCTTAGCAATGCGATGTAGGGAAGTCGGGTTATTCGGGTCGGCAACAGGAACCAGTTCACAGCTATCTAGCGCCTGAATAAACTGGTCTTTCTTCCATTGGATGGTTTGCTTCTTGTCGTGCCTCCAGAAGGCTTCCGGGTCATCGCGGAAACGATCCTTGAGGAGCTTGAATTCTTCGGCTTGCGCCGCATGAAGCCGTTTGTGAGCCGAGTCCATGACTTTGGAGGCTTGCTCGATAAG